GAATTGAAATCAATATTTATCTAATAAATTATAAAATAAATAAAATAGTATAAAAAATGGCTGAAAATTCAAAAGTATTCGTATCTCCCGGTGTCTATACCGCAGAGAAAGATTTAACATTCGTAGCACAAAGTGTGGGCGTAACAACTTTAGGGGTTGCTGGTGAAACTAAAAAAGGACCAGCATTTGAACCTATATTAATAGATTCTTTCGATAAATTTAGAACAAGATTTGGTGATACTGACCCGGAAAAATTTACAGATACACAAATTCCTAAATATGAGGCATCCTTTATCGCAAGGTCTTATTTATCACAATCTAATCAATTATTTATAACCAGAGTATTAGGTTTATCTGGTTATGATGCGGGACCATCATGGCAATTATTAACTATTGGTGAGTTAGACCCATTATATGTAGCTCAAAATTCTACAGCTAATACCGCAACAGGATGGTCGAAGAGTGTCTACATTCCACTTACAGGTGGTACAATAAACACATCTAATATCTATGCATCATTTTCTACTGGTCTTTCTTTTTCAGATGCTTTAAGTGGTGCTACACCGGCTACAAATTTAGTTGGTGGAACTAGTGGTCCGTTTAGAACAACAAATCAGATAACAGGTGAAACTATGTACAATGGTAATGGTAGTTCTGTAGGGACTTTAGTTGATGATATAGCCCATTTTACTAATAACGTATTAAATAATAATCAAAGTTCCTTTAACATAACAGGAGCTACTGAATTTTATTATTATGGTTTTGTACCTACTGCTTGTACTACTACAGCTTTCCCAACTATTACAGCTAACACAGGTTTACCAGTTGATGTGTATGATAGATTAGGTATTGCTTCCGATTTAGGCCCAGGAAGTGATGGTGCAGGAGCAACATACCCTGAAGCTATAAACAGTGCAGATTTTTCAGGTGATACAAATGATGGTTGGTTTGGTAGTTTATTTGATTACCAAAACAACTCGGACTACCCTACTTGTACAAATAGTTGTTATTCTGGTGGTTCATTTGCTATGTACGCATCTTCAGCGTCTACAGCTTCTACATATGTAACAGGAGCTACTAGTACCGGAGTGTCTGGTTCATCAGATAATGTTTCACCATCTAACGAATATGCTATTTTACAAGGTATTATAGCACCACAAGCAACAACACATATTACTAATATTAATGAATATACAGGATGTACTTCAGCAACTTCTTGGTCTGAATGGTCTTTTTATGGTGCTGCAGTAGGAAATGACCAAACTGACGATGGAATCGCAAAAATTGACAATTATTATTCTTATTCCGGCGGGGTAAGTGGGTGGACAAGCTCATCAAACGGTGGTGGCCTAGTACTATCAGCATATCAACCTACAGTTTATCCATTTGTAGGGAGTGTTGGTACAGGTAGTACATTATCCGGAGCCGTTTTAACAAGAACAGCAGCACAATATTCAGGAGCGGTATCTGATTATAGTTTAAACGGTAGTTGTGCAGGAACATCTATCGGTGGAAGTTCACCAGCTTATACAGCTGTACAGGTAACATTAAGTGGTTTTTCTGCACCTGATGATGGTAGTGGGTTTATTCATGGACTTAATTCAAATGTCATGACTAATGGTGGTGCTGTTGTAACATCACTTTCAGGAATATCTACTACAAATGTAAATTGGTTCTCAGGAACAGGACTTTCAGCCTTTACTACATTCTACACAGGAAGTTGTTCAGCAGTAACTTATTTAGCTATGACATTAAGTGGTTGTTACTCAACCTATAATTGTGTAAGTGCAGATACAAACTACCACAATATGACAATAGCAACTTTAAGGTCCAGAGGTGAAAGCACACTAACAAGTGGTGGGCCTACATATAAAATTAGTGCAAGCACAGGGGATGGTTATAAACAAGGCGATGTGGCTTTTGATTGTGGAGGAACTTATGAAGATATATTAAGAGACCCATTTGCTAATTTTGGATTATCAGCTAAAACAGATGAAGGTGTTATATCTAAGTTTACAGCATCTTTAGATACATCTAAGAAAAATTATATATCCAGAGTATTAGGAGGAAAAGTATTTGATAGAGATAGTAATGAAATTCCTATTTTTGTAGGAGAAATTTATCCTAATTTATTGAAATATTTATATAGAAGACAAAAAATTAGAGGAATAAATTGTTGTCTATGTTATCTTCCAGCAGCAAGATTTAACAATACTAATAGAACATCATTAGGTTGGTATATGAATGAATGGCAAACCCCAGCAACGCCATATATTGTTTCAGAATTACGAGGTAATGAAGTATCAAGACTATTTAGGTTTATATCAATATCTGATGGTACTGCAGCAAATAGAGAACATAAAATATCTATAACTAATATTTCTTTTGAAAGAGTAGAGTTTGATGTTATGGTTAGAGACTTCTATGATACAGACGCTAATCCTATAGTTTTAGAAAAATATACACGATGTACATTAGACCCATCAGCCCCCAACTTTATAGCAAGAAAAATTGGTACTTCAGATGGAGAATATGAATTAAAGTCAATCTATACAATGTTAGAAATAACAGATGCAGTTGTTGATGGTGATTTAAAAGACGCTTTACCAGCTGGATTTGAAGGTTATAAGTTTAGAGAGTCTTGTACAAGTACAATAAATCCTTACCCAAAATGGAAAACTAAATACTTCACTCCAGGTGAAGTTGTTTTTGACCCATACTTCGATTCAAATGGTGTGAGCAACGCTTCAGTTTCTGCTGGTGATAATATTAGAAAGAATTATTTAGGATTCTCTAATGGTGATGGTGCAGCGATTGACTACGATTTCTTCGAGTATAAAGGGTTTAAAACCCCAACAGCAGTTTGTACTGATACTACTGGAAGTGATTGGCCAACATTAACCCAAGGATTCCACATGGATTCAGGAGCAACAGTGGTTATAGCTGGTTCAGGTTCTTATTTAACAGAAACAGCATCAACGTTAAGTGGTAAATCAATGTTTATGGCGGGAGCTGCTTCATTCCAATCAGAACCAACTTCAACAACAGACCCATATTATAAATTAGCAGCAAGGAAATTTACTTTAGTTCCTTATGGTGGTTTTGATGGTTGGGACGAATATAGAAAAAGTAGAAGTAACCAAGATGTATATAGATTAGGTATGACAGGGTATAAATATGGAGCTTGTGCAGATTCAACATATACAGACGCTAGTGGTTTAGGTTCATTTAAAAAGATTTCTACTACAGAATCTAATACTGACTATGACGCATACAGACAAGCTATTCATAAATTCGAAAATCCAGAAGCTGTTGATATTAATTTATTTGCAACACCTGGTGTAGATTATGTAAATAATTTAGCTTTAGTAAATGATAGTATTGATATGGTAGAAACTGAGAGAGCTGATTCACTTTATATTACAACAACACCAGATTATAATTTATTTGTTACTACAACTTCTGATGCCAATAATAAGATAGACCCAACAGAAGCGGTTAATAATATGGAAGATAGTTTCATAGATTCTAACTATACAGCAACTTATTATCCATGGGTACTTGTTAGAGATAATAATACAAATAAACAATTATACGTCCCACCAACAGCTGAAGTTGCTAGAAATATGGCCTTAACCGATAATATAGCATTCCCTTGGTTTGCATCAGCAGGTTATACAAGAGGTGTTGTAGACGCAATTAAAGCTAGAACTAAATTAACTTTAGAGGAAAGAGATACACTATATGTTGGAAGATTAAACCCAATTGCAACATTCAGTGATGTAGGACCTATTATCTTTGGTAATAAAACTTTACAAGTTAAGGAATCAGCATTAGATAGAATAAATGTAAGAAGATTACTATTACAAACTAGAAAACTAATTTCAGCAGTTGCGGTTAGATTATTATTTGAACAAAATGATGACGTAGTAAGACAACAATTCTTAGACCTAGTTAATCCGATATTAGATTCTATAAGAAGAGATAGAGGTTTAACAGACTTTAGAGTTGTGTTATCTGACGACCCAGAGGAAATTGATAGAAATGAGTTAAATGGTAAGATTTACATCAAACCAACAAGAGCACTTGAATTCATATTTATTGAATTCCTAATAACTCCAACAGGAGCTTCATTTGAAGATATATAATAGATAAACATGAAATTTAAAAAACGAATTTTATCAGAAGAAATAGGGTTGCCTAAAAGTAATAGGAAAACCTTCACTAAAAATAAAAAACAAAAAGTAGTTTTAAGTGAAAATCAGTTACAAAGATTACTTAGTAACATTAATGAAAAAGAAGAGATAACCCCTATAAAAATTAATAGGCCCCCAAATCCTCTAACTGACGCAGGAATGCAAGACCCAGGCGGTGGAACTAACCCAAAGATGATAGCGTGTTTTAAGTGTGAAAAGGGGTCTCCTGTAGGATATAGATTTACTGGCCCTAAATGTCCTCCAGGATGGACTATGGATAAAAATCCTTGTGAGGGTAAGAAATGCCGTAAATGTTGTAAACCAGAGGGAGGCGCAGCATATGGATTACACCAACGACCGGGACAACCTTGTGCATGCCCAAAAAGTCATCCAGAAGTAGGTTGTAAAACAGGTAAACCAATAGGTG